AATTTATTTGCTTGATATTCTTTTTCTTTTTTATCCATATCTGTCAATAGGTCAATATCAAATAAGTTATATCCGCCTTTATGCAATATAACATGACCTAATTCATGCGCTAACGCCACCTTTTTTGGTTCTCGTCTAGCCGTGAGTTAATAATGACATCCCTACTGAACGGCGTTCGAAGTAACATCCCCTTAACCTTTAGCGGCATCGCTCTGTAATGGACATCAATATGCAATTTGTACGCAATGACATCTGGATCGTTCGACTTCATCTCTTTAATAACCTCTAACACTTTTGGCAACATTCGTCGCATAATACTAACCCCCTAATTTAATTTCACCCATGATAATGCTTTTATTTCTTTTTACGCGATAACACCCCTTGAATTACACCCTCAATAATATTCTTTTCTTCGTCATTCAACTCATAATCGCCGTAGAACATCACGCTATGGCTGCCTAATAATTTTTTTAAATCCATATTTTGAGCGTCCTCTTTTCCGTCAATGCGAGAGGATGCTTTTTTATTTTGCGCCGCCGCACCTCTTAATTGCATGGCGACGTATATATCGTCAATACTTTCATCGTCGTAGTGCGAGAAATCTGTATCAACACCGCAGCTTTTTATAAAGCCTATCTTTTGTTGACGAGCAGAGTCGAAGTCGTCAACCTCGCCAGTTAAATAGTATACAGACACACCAAAATAGTCCGCTATCCTTTTTAGATTGTTAAATTTTGGCGACGAACGGCCTTTTTTCCAATCTGTAAGCGAGGCTGTGGATATTCCTGTATCTTTGCCTAGCTTATAAGCGGTGATGTTCTCTCTCTTGATTAATGTTTCTATGCGTTCCCAAACTATTTTTTTATTCATTTTTAAGCCTCTGTTTAAAATTTTTATGAACGCTTAATTGGACTATCTCGCAAATGTGAGTTATTATGTAATCACGAGGTAGCTAACAAATACGAGATAATCACAAAAACACTCAAATTCGTAAATATTAGCTAACAAATATTAACTAATTCAAATATATCAGAAAAGAGGTGAATTGACAATATGTATGAAAAAATTGACAAGCTGTTAAAAGATAACAATATCACGCCTTATAGAATGTGCAAGGCATTGGATATTAAAACATCGTCCATGACGGCTTGGAAACAAGGCCGATACAAGCCTAGCTTAGATAATCTTAAAAAGATTGCCGACTTCTTTGGTACTACGATTGATTACTTCTTATAAAAGGGGGTGAAAAAATGAACGAGTTACAAGTATTTAATAATGCAATGTTTGGGAATGTGCGGATTATCTTACAAGATAATGAGCCTTGGTTTGTGGCAAAAGATATAACTAATATCTTAGGTTATCAAAATAGCAGCAAGGCGATTAGTGATCACGTTGATATTGATGACAAACTCAATAACGAAACGTTATCGAGTTTAGGGCAGCGTGGTGGGTGGTTAATAAATGAAAGTGGTTTATATTCATTAATTCTATCTAGTAAATTACCTAGTGCAAAACAATTCAAACGCTGGGTAACAAGTGATGTACTGCCTAGCATTAGAAAATACGGCTCATATAGCATGGATATTCCTAAAACATTGCCAGACGCATTGAAAGCATATGCTAGTGAGATAGAGGCACACAATAAAACTAAAGCCTTAGTTGAGGCACAACGGCCGAAAGTGATTTTTGCCGACGCTGTAAGCACTAGCGATACAGACATTTTAGTAGGCGACCTCGCCAAATTGCTAAACCAGAACGGCTACGCAGTAGGGCAAAATAGACTATTTGAGCAGCTGCGAAATGAGGGCTATCTGATTTCACGAAAAGGTAACTCTTACAATATGCCGACACAAAAGGCTATGGAAATGGGGCTTTTTAGAATTAAAGAAACAGCTATCACTCATTCAGACGGTAGAGTAAGCCTCAATAAGACGCCTAAAGTAACAGGCAAGGGCCAGCAGTATTTTATTAATCGGTTTATAGGTAAATGATATGCAGCTACTTATAGACTCTATATATGAATTTTACAATAACCCTCAAACCTTAAAAGACTTTGAGGAATGGAAAAAAGAAAGGGATAAAAACCATGAAAAAGAGAGTGCAGCAGTTAAAGCGAGCTCACAAATTAATGGGCTGGGTGTACGGCGACATTCTAAGCCAGCTGGTATATCACTTTAAAGAAAGGAAATAGAAACATGATGACAAGGCAATTAAAAGCAAAACACAAACCCATGAAAGCTAGACAGCTAGGCAAAAGTGATGAGCCTACATCGTTACAAATGGCACTATTCACTTTCTTAACATTGGTTTTTTTCTTTGCCACTGCTTATTGGTGGTGTACTGGTGAGGCTTTAATTAAATGGTAATCGAGGTATTAGCAACGCTATGCATGGCAAGCACATTTCTAGCTGTCTTATACAGTATCTACTCAATGATCTGTATTTTGGCATAAAAAAGAGCTATTCACAAAAAAGCGAATAGCCCTTAATTCCAATCACTAAGTGAAAGGAACATCACACAACATTATTATATCTTATTTTCTAATGAAAAGAAAGGACATCACACAATGTACAAAAAGATTTTTGACAGTAAAAGTGCTACTCGTGAAGAGTGGCTAAAGGTTCGCAAGCTAGGGCTTGGCGGTTCTGATATGAGCGCTGTGCTAGGCGTCAATCAATGGCGCAGCCCTCTCGATGTGTGGCTCGATAAAACCAGCGACACAGTAGAGGAGAAAGAAAGCGAGCCAATGTATTGGGGAACTATCCTCGAGGATATTGTAGCCCAAGAGTTCGCAAAACGCACAGGCTATAAAGTGCGTAATAACAATTTCACATTACAGAGTGAGCCGTACCCTTATCTCTTGGCTAATATTGATAGGGAAATCGTCGGCCTAGACGCAGGGCTCGAGTGTAAAACGGCGAACGCATTTAAGGCTGATGAATGGCAAGGCGATAGCGTGCCAGACTCTTATTATATCCAGTGTCAGCACTACATGGCTGTTACTGGTAAAGCGAGTTGGTGGATAGCGGCTCTTATTGGTGGTAATACGTTTGTTTATAAAGAAATCAAACGTAATGAGGAAGTTATCAAGGCTATTGTAGATACTGGCCGAGAATTTTGGAATTTAGTCGAAACTAAGACTATGCCAGCGCCAGATGATAGCAAGGCTTGCAGTGAGGCACTCAAAAAGCTATATAAACACAGCAACGGTAAAGCTATAGAGCTGCCTGCTGCATATAGTAACGCTGTACTTGATTACCTAAAAATTAAAGAGCAGCTCACAGAGCTAGAAACTCAAAAAAGAGGCATTGAAAACCTCTTGAAAGATTATATGAAAGACAATGAAAAGGCTACAGCTGGCGAGCATGTTGTATCGTGGAAAACTAGCAAGCCTAGAGAATTGTTTGACAGCAAAACGTTCAAGAGTGATCACCCAGATTTATATACAAACTACATTAAACAGGGTGAGCCTAGTCGTAGATTTGAGGTGAAGTGATAAATGATTGAGGTATATAACCTAAGAAAACTACTCGAGGCTATTCCTGATGAGTTTGATGTGATTATCAGAACGCCCTTTGATACATATGAGCGTACAGCTGAGATAAAAGGGGTATATATCGATTTTGAAAATGAAGTGTTAGTAATAGGGGAGATTAAAATCTAATGGCAACTACAACAGGAATTGAATTAAAGAAAAACACTATCACAGCCGCAAAAGAGGCTAAAACATTAAAAGGCATGCTTGAAAGCCAAGCATACAAGAAAAAATTCGAGGAAATGCTAGGCAAGAAAGCAGCTGGCTTTATGAGCAGTATTATTGCAGTTACAAATAACAATAATTACTTGATGAAAGCAGATCCTGCCACCGTCATTGGGGCAGCGGCACAGGCGGCTATGTTGGACTTGCCGATTAATCAAAGCTTGGGCTTTGCCTACATCGTACCTTATAAAGGTGCTGCACAGTTCCAGTTAGGCTATAAAGGGTATATCCAACTAGCCCAACGCAGCGGCCAATATGTAGACATTGGGGCCAAGACTGTATACGAGGGCGAGCTCGAATACGAGAACCGCTTGCTTGATAAATTCCGATTTGGCGAACGGACAGGCGATAAAGTCATTGGCTATTTAGCGTATTTTCGCCTAACTAATGGCTTTGAGAAAATGCTGTTTATGACACTTGATGAAATGCAAGCGCATGCCAAGAAATATAGTCAAAATTATAAGGGTGGTACTGATAAATGGGGCCTCGCTGACTTCAATGTCATGGCCGAAAAAACGGTACTCAAACGCCTGCTTTCCAAGTTCGGCCCTTTGAGCATTGAAAGCGTTCAAATGAGCCAAGCATTAAGTAATGACGGCGGCGTTATTTCCATGAACAAAGACGGCGAATTTGATGTCGATTTCAGCGGTGAAACCATTGACGCAGAATATGATGAGCCAACGGCAGAGCAAAGCGGCGACACCTACAACGTAGCAGGCGAGATTATCGACGCTAACACAGGCGAGGTAGTAGGCCGTGAATAATAATGATAAAATGCTCGCTCAATTCGGCGCTGACTGGGTGAAAGTACGAGATCATATCGTAGCACTAAAGCTGGCCGATATTCCTTATACACCTACTTTTATGGTGCGAATCGAAAAGGAAACAGGTGTTTCCGCCAATACAGTAAAAAGCATTTTAGACTATGGTCTACAGATTGGGCTATATGGCAAGACGAGCGATAGAGATTATATTACGTTATCACCTGTTAAATAGAAAGGGGGATATATGGCAGAACAAAAGCGATATTACTGGTTTAGATTGCACAAAGATTTCTTTCAAAAAAAAGAGATTAAGCGGCTGCGTAGAGTGGCTGGCGGTGATACCTACACCATAATTTATTTGAAAATGCTCTTACGTTCGATAGTTGACGGTGGCAAGTTATACTTTGACGGCTACGAGGAAACTTTTGTATCTGAGCTCGCTCTCGATATTGATGAAGATGAGCAAAACGTTCAAATAACTGTAAATTATTTATTAAAAAACGGTTTACTTTTAGAATGTGAGTCCGATGAATATTACTTGCCAGAGGCGAATAATAACACAGGATCAGAAACCGCCGCAGCAAGTAGAATGCGGAAACTACGCAATAAATCGAAAGAATTAGACTGCAACAATGTTACAGAGTTGCGTAACAATGTTACAGAAATGTTACAAGAATGTTCGCAACCGTTACAAACCTGTTACGGAGAGAAAGATAATAGAGAAAGAGATATAGATATAGTTAGACACAGAGAAAGAGATATAACTATATCTACAACTAGAGATAAAGAGAATGAGGAGCATTCCTCTCCCTGTGTTTCTAATATCGAAATCTATGATTTATGGGTTGAAAAATTCGGAGTTGTCTCATCTTATGTGAAAGGCATTCTTGATGATTTAGTGAGTGAATACGGCTTACAGGAAACTAGCGAGGCCGTGAATATCGCTCATGAGCGTGGCAAGTCAAGTATTAGATATGTAGAGGGGATATTGAAAAACAAAAGGTTAGAAAATGGAGCAATTCAACGTAACGGAAGAGCTGGAAAAATTAAAGAAGAGGCAGTTGATTGGCAAGCCGAGTACGAAAGAGTGCACGGCAAAGGCTGATTATGAATTTTTTAAGCCTATCTATGATAAGCCTATAGTTATTCAAAAGGATAAAAGCCAGACCTATGGAGTGTCTGGCATTCCTAAACGCTATTACGATATGAGCTTTGAGTGGTTAAAGAAAAACGGAACATTTCCAAAGGAAAACGCCGAAGCGTATCGTATAGTGAACGGCTACAGGCAACACCTAGAGGAGAATTTAAACACAGGCAAGGGCCTCATATTGAGGGGCCCAGCTGGTACAGGGAAAACCTCTCTCGGTGTATGCCTATTAAAAGAGGCGCTAGAGATTGGCAAGGGGTGCTTGATGATCTCAATGCCAAATCTCTTAGACAATATGCTCGCCTTGTCAAAAGTCGATAGCGTGGCATTCATGAGCTACGAGCAAAAGCTGCGGAATATACCGCTCTTACTGCTCGATGATTTTGGGGCGGAGTATTCAAAATCTGAATGGGTAGCGGCTAAAGTAGAAAGTATAATCATAGACCGCTACAACAGAATGCGGCCGATTATCATCACAACTAACTATAGAGATAGCTGGATAAAGGACAACTACAGCCAGCGTATCTATGATCGCTTGCGTGGCGAATATAAGGAGGCTGTTTTTATGGGAGGCTCTCATAGATGATAAAAATTCATTTAAACGCCCTATAAGGTGAGTTTAAAATTCTCACGATAAAATTATCGAGCGAATAGCTAGAGGGGGTAAAATAACGAAATTTTCCGTATAGAATTAGAAAATAATTTAAAAGATATAGAGGTGCAAAGTTGGAAATTGTAATATTGGGCCAACCAAGAACAAAAAAGAATAGCTCTCAAATCGCATTCAAAGGCAATAAGCGTGTAATCTTACCGTCAAAAGCGTTTAAAGCATATGAGAAAGTTGCTCTCATGCAGCTGGCTCGAGTGCAGGCTGTTCATGGGCCAGTATCGGTGCTGTGCCGCTATTATTTACAAAACCGAGCGCATTGGCCAGATTTGGTGGGCCTATTACAGGCAACTAGCGACATACTGCAAGCGGCTGGCGTGATTGATAATGATAAATACATCGTCAATTATGACGGCTCGAAAATTGCAGGCATTGACAAGGACAGACCGAGGGCCGAGATCACTATTCAGCCAATTAATGAAAATACTGTCTTGCTTGATGAGTACGCACGGCAAAAAGCTAGAGAGTGCGACACCACTCAAAAGCCTAAACGCCGAAAAGTTGCACCAATTAGGGGCTACGGAAAGCCTAAAGCCCCTACCTCTATCTCTTACAAAGAATTTAGAAAGCTATTTCAGAAAGGACATCACACACCATGACAAATAGCGAAAAAGAATACAGGTTGCTCTTGATAGGCGCAATCAGATTAGATATAGCAATCGACGCACAGAGCGAAAGTGAGGCGCAAGAGTTAAAAACTCAAATCTTGCAAACTGTCAACGATCAGATTACAGTTGACTGCGGCAAGATAGAGGGCATTCATGACGTATGCGTTGATGAAGTAGAACTCGAAATCGAAAAGCTAGTAATTTATGACTAAGGGGGCAGCTATGAAACGTACTATAAAAGCAGAATATGACGGCAAGCACTTCACGCTTACAGCAGAGAATTGTAACACAGTAGAGCTTTTATCCTTTGTGTGCGATGTGGAAGAGCAGGCCTTGTATATTGTAGCTGGTGAGGATACAGAGCTATTCAATGAGGCGAAAGCTGCTGTAATTGATGAAATCAAAGGCATAAATGAGGTGAGTCATGAGCGACTCGTCCAATAAATCACAGATATTAGACGCCTGTTGTGGCTCTCGTATGTTTTGGTTTGATAAAGAGCATGAAAACGCTTTATATATGGATAATCGAACGTTAGAAACAACGCTGTGCGACGGCAGAAAGTTAGTAGTAAACCCAGATATAGTGGCCGACTTTAAAAACATTCCTTTTGATGATGAAACGTTCTATTTGGTTATCTTTGATCCGCCGCATTTGTTACACGCTGGCGATACGTCATATTTAAAAGCTAAATATGGAACTTTGGAGCCTACATGGAAAGATGATATTAAACAGGGGCTCGCAGAGTGTTGGCGAGTGCTTAAAGAAAACGGAACACTTATTTTTAAATGGAATGAGGAGCAGGTGCTATTTTCCAATGTAAAAGGGTTATTGCCTAGCGAGCCTATAATTGGACAGCGCAGAGGTAAGACAATTTGGCTTGTGTTTTTCAAAAATGGGAGATAAGGAAATGAAAAAGAAACTTGTGTACATCGCTCACCCTTATGGCGGTAAAGAAAGCAACAAGTTAAAAATCGACAAAATCATGAATGACTTAGTTATGAATGATAGCGAGCACGATTACGTCTCACCAATTCATAATTATGGGTTCATGTACTTAACTGGCGATGAGTATCAGCGAGGGCTTGATATTTGCTTGGGCCTATTAAGGCATTGCGACGTGTTAGTGCTTTGCGACGGCTGGGAAATGAGCAGAGGTTGTAAAGGTGAGCGTTATCACGCTTTAACATTGGGAATGCCTATATTCACATTAGGCGATTGGAAAGGGTACATAAAATGAATGAGTATAAACGCATAAGCTTTTTAGGACATTGCCCTAATTGCGGCTGCACAGAATTTGTGATTAATGCGAATGTTAGCGGAAGTGTTCCATATATTGAGAGTTTGATAGGCGAAGAGTGCGACAATGGCGATATGTATGAGGGCTTGAATTTTCGCTATAACAAATGGTGTACATGTGCGAATTGCGGAAAATGATTATTTAAGCGTGTCGATTATATTAGAGCGATCGACGGACGTTATGCTTAAATCACCATGCAAAGGCTGTGAATACAGAGTTGTAGGGTGTCATTCGCAATGCGAGCCTTATATAAAGTATTCAAACGGCTTAATCAATCAGAGAAAGGCTCGAGATAAGAGCGGCGATATATTGGGATATGTTAAGGATACTACCAATAGAGTACGCCGACGTATCGGAAAGCCTAAATATTATGGGCAGTGAGGAAAGGGGATATATGAAATTTATAGATTTTTTCAGCGGCATAGGTGGCTTTCATAGCGGCCTAGAGCGTGCTGGCATGGAGTGTGTAGGCTGGTGCGAGTTTGATAAATTTGCACAGGCCTCGTATAGAGCTATGTATGATACAACGAATTTATGGTTCGGAAATGATGTAACAAAAGTTAGAGGCTGGGAGTTGCCAAAGGCTGAATTATGGACGTTCGGTTTCCCTTGCCAAGATGTGAGTATCGCAGGGAAACAAAAAGGACTGAAAGAGGGTACTCGCAGCGGTTTATTCTATGAAATTATGAGGTTATTAGATGAGTGCGAAGAAAATAAACCCAAATGGCTTGTGTGTGAAAACGTTAAAAACTTGCTATCAATCGACAATGGAACAGGGTTCCTCAATGTTATCGGTGAAATGGCCGAAAGAGGGTACAGTATCGAATGGAAAGTGTATAATTCCAAAGATTACGGAGTCCCTCAAAACAGAGAACGAGTGTACATTGTTGGATATATTGGAGGACGAGGTGCTAGTGGACTTTTACCTATCAAAAGAGAAAACACAACAGCTCTTAAGCAAATTATAGGCGGTTCACAAGGTATGAGAGTTTATAATCCGAACACTATAAGCTGTACTTTGTCGTCGCAAGGGGGCGGAATGGGAGCAAAAACTGGATTGTACACTATTACGAAAAGTGGTATTCATAATCTAGGGAATGTTACTGCCTATAAAAATGATTACACAGTATACGCAAGCGGTGTAGCACGCACGTTAATGGCAGGCGATTATAAACACGTTCCAAAAGTAGCTATTAAAAATGCAACAAAACAAGGGTATTCAATGGCAGAAGTCGGCGACGGCACAAATCTTGCATATCCAGAAAGCGAAACACGAAGAGGTCGAGTGCAGCCACAACGATTTAATACATTAACAACAAGTGATAATCTGGGTGTTCTTGTAAATGGTGAACCTATCAGAATTAGAAAATTAACGCCTAAAGAATGCTGGCGTCTACAAGGCTTTACAGATGAGCAATTTGAGAAAGCGGCAGCTGTAAATAGTAATTCACAATTATATAAGCAAGCTGGTAATGCTGTTACTGTAAACGTAGTTGAGGAAATTGGAAAGCATATTATGAGCGTAGAAAATGGGGCTTAAAAATGAAACAGGCATTAATAACAGGCTCGAAATCTGATGAATGGTACACACCACTCGAAACAGTAAAAACTATGCTCGAGGTATTTCCACCGCCTAAAGGCGCAAGGGTGCTGCTACCATTCGACACAGAGAAAAGTAATTTTACAAAAGTAATCACTCAAGACTATGATCCATTCGCTATATATGGCATTACTGATTTTTTAACAAATCAATACGAGTTTGATTATCTAATTTCAAACCCACCATATAGTAATAAAGATGAGATTATAGCTCGATGTATTGAAACAGGCAAGCCATGTGTATTGGTATTACCCATAGATACACTGGGGGGGGTACAACGGCACAAGCTATTTAGCAAAACAAATATAAGTGTATATGTTCCGACTAAGCGCATTAAGTTTATAAGCGAAACAGGCGAGCATACAAAATCGCCTGCACATCATAGCATTTTCGTGATGATCAATTCACAGAAAACGGACATAAGATATGAATTTCAAACAGGAGAAATAAAATGAAAGTAAAAGAGCTGATTGAACGTTTAGAACAAATCGAAAATAAGGAAATGGAAATATTTATATTGAATCAATTTGATGGATTTAGCGACATATATGAAGTAGAACCATTTACTAATTGTGTAGCTATTTCTGGCGATATAAAAAGTGAGTATCCATAAAGCATATTATGAAAATAGAAAATGAGGTAAACATATGAAAGCATTCTTATACACAATATCCATAGCGCTTATTTTAGTAATGAAAGCCGAGCTTATTGCGCTTGCTATTGCAGCAGTACTTTGGCTGGTTGGCCTATTCGGCGTAACTGGTGGCGATGTATTACGTATACTCGGTATATTACTTGGCACATTCGCAGTATCGTTGGTGGCGTATGTGAGCGCTGAACTCAAAAAGTAGGTGGAGCGTATGAACAGATTTGAAAGCACACTAGGCTTAATAGAGTTAAGAGTAGCTTTAACCATTGTTATAGGTAACGATATAATCGTTCCCTCTATTGAGCAAAGAGAAAGTGTTTCGACGATTGGCTTTATATATGGCTATATCTGGCGCTATAAAAATTGTGGTGTAAAAGTCGATTTGAGCAGTATAGCTAGAGCTGAAATTTTAGAACATAACGAACTAGATAGCTATATCGAGGCTACAAGATCATATGTAAAAGGCGAACTGTGCAGATTAATGGGTAGAGAGGTGAAAAACAATGCTATGTAGAATGGAAGAGCTAGCGAAACATGGCTTTGATGAGGTTGAGTTTAAAGCCTATCAAAAATGCGAATATCTCACATTGAAATGTAGAGATTATATGACTGATAATGATTTGAATATAGCCTTACAATATGCTCGTAAGATTGCTAAGGATAATCAGAACGGTGATCGCACAGTGTTCATAAAAATTAAAGACAGCATTGGCTATAGAGTGTTAAGCGTCGAGGATATTATCGAGCTTAAAATGCTAGATAGAAAAGTTCAATTAACAGAAAACAGCTTTACTACTGAAAAAATATTAATAACAATAACGAGGTGAGAAAATATGCCAAATTGGTGCGAGGGCTGGGTTAAGTTTAGAGGCTCTAAAGAAGATTTAATCAAGTTTATAACAAACGAATTTAAGGGCTCTAACCCTGAGATGTGCTTTTCTGATTTAGTGCCTGATATACCAGAGCGATTAGTATTTTTGAATTCACTTTATCGCTCATGTGTGTATAGCGGTGATGTAGAAGAGGCCAACGATTCAATCATACTTAACGAAGAGAATATAGGCATTTTTATTGTTAAAATACATCACGCTTGGAGTGTAAGTTGACAAGGTTATGTAGAATTAGCAAAAAAATATAACCTCGACATAAAGGGCAAGTGTTATGAGCGAGGCATGGAATTTGTAGAAGAATTTGAGATAAACAATAAAGGCGAGGTCGTACTTTATAAGGAACATAAATTCAATGATTATTACTGGGAATGCGAATGTCCTACATTAGGCGGTTAAGCGAGGTAAATATATGCTAACAAGTAAAGAAATAGGGAAAGTTGTAGGATTTATAGAGAACATAAAAAGAAATTATTTTATTACAACAACTGACGAAATTGTAATCGAAATCGAAAAGAATAAAAGCGCTTATTTGTTTGTTGTAATGGATAAGAAACATCGCATATTACTCTCTATAAAAGATAAAGGAAATCAAAACAGCACGATAGAAATTCGTGAATTCTATAAAAGTCAAAGCGAGTGCGATTACGTAGAAAATGCTTTGCGATCGCTGCTATGATTTTGATGAGTTTATAAAAAAGGAGTATTAACATGAACGATAAAGAGGGCCGTAAGTGGCTGTTACAGAAACTGTATGATAGAGGCTTTAAATACATTTTTCATTCTAGTGCAATGGGCGGATATTTAGCTACAAAGCAGCCGCCAAAATTTAAGGGAAATAGAACGTATGTCAGTGGAGATTTTGAGCGAATTGACCTATTAAGCGATTTACTCCCAGATTTTAATGAGCCGAATTATCTTGATATTGGCAAGTATCTCGGTATTGTTGATTGGAGCAATATTCCTGTTAATACGCCTATAATTGTTGATTTGGGCAACGGAACAAAGCTAAAAAGGCATTTTGCGAAGTGCGATGGCTGCAGTATCTATTATTACAAAAAAGGCAAAACGAGCTGGACTTTTGATGATATTGCATTGGCTCATAAAAGTATAATTAGTTTAGCAGGTGGCGACGATGAAAAATAATACATACATCATCACACTTGAAAGCGGCCATTATGAATGGACTCGAGAAAATGAAATACATAGTTTAAAAGAGGCTAAAGAGGCAGGCATGAAAGAGGCTCAAAGGTGTGGTAAGGATATATTCTATCTGGTACGTTGCTCTCAATGGTGGCCTAATACTGCTGGAATGGCTGATTATTTAATCAGCGATATAGATGAGCAATTAAGAGATGAAATTTTCGACTATGGAACGCTTGACGATATACAAGCTGGTGAGATAGAGGAGTTTGACGTCGCACTCGATAAATTAATTCGTCAATGGCTCATAAGAAATAATCGCATACCGAACGGCGTGTATTTCGAGGAAGAAATTATTTATAAGGTCAAGAACGGAAAGGCGGTTAGAATTGGAAAGTCAGAATAGCAATGATCGTCTACATTTCAAAGGCTATGTAGATTATGGACGAATGCAAAAATTAGAAGAAGCTCGATTAATGGCACATGCAGCTGTTGAGGAAAAATTCAATAGGCGTATACACCTTATATTCATAACCGCCATTGCGTTTAGTGTTCTGGTGGCAATCGGAATGATACTATTATTGGCTGCTGGTTTTCGCTATATATGGGGGTGATTGAATGGAATGTAAGGGGCGCACTTTTACTGAGTTAGAGGTTGAGGCTATCGTTAAGATTGCAGCAGAAACAGCAGCGCAAACAGCCTTAACCGAATTTAATCGGCGTAACGAGGATGTGCTCGCCAAGAAAAACGAAAGGGCTTATAAGAACACTACAACGCTACTCGAGGGCTACACGGCTATGAAAGCACATTGCCAGAGTGCTATTGCAAAGGCAGAGGATACGCTCACACCTAGCGACTTACAAACAGTATTGTATGAGGTTTTTAACCGCAGAGGCTTATTGCAGATTGAAACCATTCTCGCTAGTAAGCGACGTACAGAGCTTATTATCGAGCATATAGACAAAATGCTCGAGATATACCGCACAACTTGCATTAACAATAATAAGCACTATTGCGAGTGCGTAATTGATAGATATATCAATGATTTAACAATCGCAGAAATCGCAGAAAAACATAATACAGTTGAGCGAAATGTGTATAGGTGGCTCGACAAAGGAATTGATGATTTGAGCATATATTTATTTGGTGCATATGCTCTTTAAAATGTCAAAAAGCTGTCATATTCAGTACTAAATATATGTGATACTATGTTAGTGGTGAATGGTGCTTATACGTTTCATTCTATCCTCCTTTCTTTCAACTATAGACATACGCAAAAATACCTCGGCAGAGATTAGGGTGCTCTGTTCGAGGTATTTTTGTATTTACACATATAAAAGAGGTGAGATCGTGGCGACAAAGAAAAAGAGTAATGCAGGCCGAAAAGGCTTATATAAAGAGTGGCTAGAGGCTGATAACCTTATTCGTTTAGAGGGCTGGGCTCGCAACGGCCTCACAGATGAGATGATAGCTCATAATATTGGCATTACTACTACAACTTTATATGACTGGAAAAAGAAATACCCTCAATTTGCTGAGGCCATAAAAAGAGGCAAGGAAGTAGTAGACATTATGGTTGAAAATGCCTTGCTTAAAAGTGCTATGGGGTATTCTTATGATGAAGTTACACAAATTGGAATAGAAGATGGAGAAACAGGAGAAAAAATATTAGTGCCTGTTAAGGTTGTTACTAAACATGTGCAGCCAAACTCTACATCTCTAATATTCTGGCTTAAAAACAGAAAGCCAGAGGCGTGGAGAGATACAAAGAATATTGACGCAGCCGTCGAGTTTAGAAACCCATTTGAAGGTATTGATACGGCTGATATTAAAAAGCTCATAGGTGATGAATAGGCTCAATCTGTATATAGCCATGTAAAGGGGGTGAGGGCGTGCAGGTTCGAGACAATAAAGCAAAAATCATACAACTAGCAAAAAGAGAACTCGCAAGACGTGAGTTCTTTTATTATTGCCAACTAAAGACAGGCGGCTTTTACAAAAAGAGCCGTAAATATTTAGTTAGACTTTGTAATGAACTACAGAATTTTATTGAAAATGATACGTATAACGTGCTTATCATGAACCTGCCCCCATAGCCTCGGCATGGAAAAAGTTTAACAGCGCAGCATTTTACACAATGGCTATTTGGCAATAACCCAGCGGCCAAAGTAATGACTGGTTCATATAATGAAACTCTATCAAAAATGTTTAGTAAATCAGTTAGAAATGCGGTTCAAGAGAATAAAGCCGATGAGAACATAACTGTATTTAGCGATGTGTTCCCAAATGTAAGAGTGGCCGTAGGCGACGCACAGGCGCACCTATGGAGCTTAGAGGGATACACTAACTCATATCTTGCAACCTCGCCAACTGGTACGGCTACAGGCTTTGGCTGTTCGCTCATGATTATTGACGATATTATTAAAAACAGCGAAGAGGCCTATAATGCCAGCGTGAAAGAGAAACATTGGGAATGGTTCACTAACACCATGCTTTCACGGCTCGAAGAGGGCGGCAAGATAATCATCATCATGACACGCTGGGCGAGTGATGATTTAGCAGGCAGAGCAATTGAGCATTTTAAAGATGATCCATTATTCAAAGCCAAAGTCATTACTATGAAAGCCTTACAAGACGACGGCTCTATGCTTTGCGAAGAGGTGCTATCTAAGGCCTCTTACACATCAAAGGTAAGAGCTATGGGTGAGGATATTGCCAGCGCCAACTATCAACAAATACCGATTGATTTAAAAGGCTGTCTTTATAGTCAAATACTTACATATGACACGTTGCCGAGAGACGATAAAGGTAACGTGTTATTTTCTTGTATCAAGAATTATACAGATACCGCCGATACTGGCAGCGACTGGCTGGCTAGTATCACCTACGGCGTATATGAGTGTGAGGCGTATATCCTTGATGTAGTGTATACAAAGGACGCTATGGAAACCACAGAGCCAGAGGTGGCGGACATGTTGCATAGAAACGGCGTAAATGTGGCCGATATAGAAAGCAATAACGGCGGCCGAGGGTTTGGCCGTAACGTTCAAAGTATACTCAAACAGAAATATAACTCTAATAAGTGTGTGATCAATATGTTTCATCAAAGCGGCAATAAGATAGCTCGCATTCAGTCTAATGCTACATGGGTTATGAACCACGTATATATGCCTAAGAATTGGCGAGACCGTTGGCCGCAGTTCGCTGCTGACATTACCAAATATCAGCGAGAGGGCAAGAATGCACATGATGACGCACCAGACGCACTCACAGGCATAGCAGAGAAAATCAATGCGCCGCAGGTTCGTAGCGGTAGAATTAATATCAATTAGAAAGGGGCAATATGGCAATAATTAATAAAAACCCTCGATTAGAGGAGTATGAGCTGTTACATGACGCCTATTATGGTAGCGGCATGTTCGCTACTGGGGCGGCGATTACGGAACACGCTCGAGAGAGTACGCAGTCAATCACTTTTAGACGTAAGATAGCTTACTACTTAAATTACACAGGGCCTATTTTGAACGCCTCTGTAGATCCAATCTTTAAGGACGAAATCAAGCGAGAATACGGCAAATCTGTATTATTTGATGAGTTCATTAATGATGTAGACCGTCAAGGCACATCGTTACAGGAATTTATTGAACAAAATGCTATAGCTGCTAAGCTGTATGGCGTTTTGTATGTCGTAGTCGATAACGTGAGCGAGTTCGGCAGCTCTTTAGCTGAAACATTGGCCAATAGGTCTATGCCGTATTTAACAGCGGTTGAACCCAAAAACGTAGTGAATTATGAGTTCGACGATAACGGCAAGCTTAAACTGTTTACTTATGCAACGTATTTGAAGAACGCTGACGGCACAATCAAAGCACACTACCATACATGGACGCCTAAAGAGTGGAAAATCACCGATAGTGATAACAAAGTAATAGGGCAAGGCGAGCATAACATCGGCCGTATTCCTGTGGTTCAGTGGTTTGGCAGGGCAGCACGTAAACGTGATATTCTTCCACCGCCTGAGTATTTGAGTATCGCTAAGACGAATGCTCACGTATATAACCTATGCTCTCTACTCTCTCAGATTCTTTACAATCAGACATTCTCGATCTTGACTATGCCAATGAACAATAACGGCTTACAAGATATAACTATTGGCACAGATAATTTATTAGGTTATCCTGCAGAGTCAAATAAAGCCCCGAGCTATATTGCACCAGATACAGGCCCAGCCGAGGTGCTTATGGCTCAAATTGATAAGCTCATCAATGAAATGTATCGCATGAGTGGTATTGATAGCGTTATCGGCGTGCAGCAGGCAAAGAGCGGCGTAGCTAAACAATGGGATTTCGAGCGTACCAATCAAAATCTCGCAGCCTTTGCAGTCCGTTGTGAAAATGCAGAATATGACATTATCGCTCTCTATAAACTATGGAGCGGCGATAATTTGGAGTATTTTTGCGAGTATCCAAAAGATTTCAAGGTAAATGATGTTACTGAAAGCCTTACACAGGCACAACAAGCCAAAGATCTCGAATTTGAGTCAGACACTTTCGACAGTGAAATCTTAAAGAAAGTAATTGACGCTTACATGCCTAATTTGGAAAAGGAAACTAAAGACGCAATCGTTAAAGAGGCGCAGGCGGCGGCAGATACTAAAGCCCAAGACCAAACCTATGACGATGATGATCTAAACGGTGGCGATAATGACACAGACGAGCCAAACGCTTGATACTATCCTCGAGCAATTTGAAAAAATGGTGCGTGAGTTAGTAATGCTTGGATATTCAGCCGATAAGGCCGTTCAAATCGCCTATAAGACGTATCCTATTATGGAAATGCTAGAGGCCCCTCTTACGGCTGATATGGTGGAGAATTTCAATAAAGCCTATCATAGTGTACTTACGCCGCTATCGGTGGCAGGTCATAGGCCTTTTAATTACACGACTCAATCAATCAGCGAGGCTATGCAAGCGGCTTGGGCGAGCGACGGCTTAAAGTTATCTAAACGGCTACATAAAAACGCTCATAAAGTACGACGAGAAACGACGGCGGTTATCTCGCAGTCGCTAAAGCGTGGCAAAAGCATTCGTGAGATAGCTCGCTCTATATTCGAGGGGTACGGCAAAGGTGGCATTATTGATACAGATAAGCTCCCTAAACATATAGAACGAATACGAGCATTGAAACCGCCTCAATCTCTTAGTAAAGAGGAACTCGCAAGGTTTAAGCGAACTATTAGACGCACAGAGCGGCTAGTACAGCAGAATACAACGCCAAGCCTACGAGCGGCCTATTCGGAGCTTATAAAAGCCGTAGATGAGGGCAACGCTATTGACCTTTCTCGAGCTGTTAGCGTGGCTGTGCAAGAAAAAGCACGATACAACGCCGAGAGGATAGCTCGCACGGAATCGGCTAGGGCTTACGCTGACGGCCAGATGAACCGATATGCTCACGATGATGATGTTGTAGCTTTGAAATGGACATTATCCAGCAGGCACCCTCGCTATGATATATGCGACTTTTACGCCAACGCCGATTTATACGGCTTGGGTAAGGGTGTTTATCCAAAGGACAAATTCCCTAAGCTGCCTGCTCACCCTCATTGCATGTGTAGAATATCGCCTGTATATGATTTTGAAGTCGATATTACCAAAGCAAAAGACAATACAAACGAGGGCGGCATGAGGTACATTAATTCGATTAGTAAGGATCATCAAGAGAAATTGCTCGGCATTAGCGGCCTCAAAGATGTAACAACTGGCAAAGCTAACTGGAAAGACCACGTAAAGGGCTGGAATGGGGAAACATTCGAGCCTAGAACACCAAAAAAAAATACATAATTTAGACCTACAGGCCTATGCAAGTGAATGCATGGGCCTTTTATATTGCCATTAATTAGGGGAGCCGAAAGGTGGCAAATTTCATGACGAAAAGGAGAAAGACTCATGACTTTAGCAGAATTGTACGCAAAACTTGAAAAACTCGAAGGGGGCAAAGACCTCGTGGCAGGCTTTAAAGGCGAAATCTCTCGCATTAATGAGGTAGCCAAAGCCGACAGACTCAAATTCGAGAAACAGATTACCGAATTAACTACAGCACGTGATGAGTTAAAAGGCAAGGTTGACGAATACGAGGCTCACAAAGGCGAAAAAAGCCCAGAAATCTTGGCTCTTGAAAAGCAAATCAAAGGCCTTACAGATAAGTATGAGCAATCTGAGAAAGCTCGCCAAGCAGAGATCGAGAAACGTACTAATTCCGAAATCAGCGCTCAAACAATCGCAGCGCTAACAAAAGCTAATTGTACAGACGCCGAAACATTCAGCAAGCTCATTGCTGGGCAGATTTCCGTACAACAAGACGGCTCTTATGGCTGGACTAAGGACGACGGCACAATCGGCACTATCGAAGAATGCGCAACGGCATTTCTTGCTGATAAGCCTTACGCCGTTAAAACTGCACAAAACGGCGGCAGCGGTGCAGGCGCTGGCAATGCTAATGACGGAAATAGTCAATTAGCAGAAATGTACAAAATCGCAGGCATTAAACCGCCTAGCGAGGGTTAATTTTTAATGACGAAACGAGGTAATAATCAATGGCAATTAATACATTGCAAATGGCGCAAAATTTCCAAACAGTACTCGACCAACAAATGCTCGTAGGTGCTACATCTGGCTTTATGGAGGCCAACGCTGGCGACGTTGTATATAACGGCGGCGATACTGTTAAAATTCCTACTCTTTCCGTTGACGGCTTGGCGAACTATGATCGTGATAACGGATACAACCGAGGCTCTGTATCTTTGACATTCAAAGATTTCAAACTTACCCAAGACCGTGGCCGTAAATTCTCTCTTGACTCTATGGACGTCAACGAAACAAACTTCTTGGCGACAGCGACAAATGTTATGACTACGTTCCAAAAGGAGCAGGTAATCCCGGAAGTGGATTCCTACCGCTACTCTAAAGTAGCTGCATACGCTAAACAAGAAAACCGCAAAACAGACACTTTCACGCCAGACGATACTAACATTGTTAAACAGCTTAACAAAGAAATCATGGAAATTGAGGATTTAATCGGTGAAACTGGCGATTTGGTAATCGTAATGAGCGCACGAGTTCAAGGTATTTTGAACGAGGCGGCAGGTGCTAAAGGCATGCTCAATGTAGCCAACTTTACGCAAGGCCAATACAATACTCGTGTTCGCACTTATAATGAAATTCCTATCATTGGCGTATCTAGCGCACGCTTAAAATCTCAATACGTGTTTAACGACGGCAAAACTAGCGGCCAAGAAAAAGGCGGCTTTAAAGCTGATACAGGCGCTAAAGCTATTAACTGGCTTATCATGAGCCGTAAAGCTGCTATTGCTGTATCTAAAACAGACAAAATGCGTATCTTTGATCCAACAATTAACCAACAAGCTGACGCATGGGCGATTGATTATCGCAAATTCCATGATGTATGGGTTCCTAAGAACCGCTTAGCGTCCTTGTGGGTAAACTTTGGCGCATAATTAGGGGGTAACTATGGGTAAATACAGAGTAATTCGTATGAATGAGGTTCGATACACGGACGATGAAAGCACTCTCGAGCTATGGCTTGATGATGGCTTTGTATTAGAACCAGAATTTGACCCAGACACAGAGCCGACAGACGGCGAGGACGGTGTAGGCGATGAAAACCCAGACACAGAGCCGACAGACGGCGAGGGTAAGAAAGCTACAAAGTCCAGTAAAAAATAATCATGAACGCTAGAGAGGTGTTTGAAAAACGCCTACGACAAGCTATAAGAGCCAGCGCTCGAGAGGTACAGGAAGAGGCACAACGCACTCATCGCTTTACCTCTCGCAGCGGCCAGCTTGAAAAGGCTATCGACGTGCGTATGATTGGCGATAAAACAGCAGAGGTATATATCGACAATAACCTCGCACCTTATGGGCTTTTCGTCCATGAGGGAACACGAGCGCATTATATTTTTCCAAAAGAAAAGCAGTCCTTGCGCTGGGTTCCTGCTGGCGGCAATGGGTTTGTGTTTGCTAAACGTGTTTTTCATCGAGGCACGCAGCCAGACCAATTCTTATATGAGGCTCTCGACAATAGCCGTGAGGCTGTTCATGATATATTCTCGAAAGCTGTCAATGTATCGCTTGGCGAGATCGCTCGAAATGTAGAGTTAGGCGTCAAGCGAACAGAGCTACATATCAAACTGTAAGGGGTTACAGAAATGTTATACAAATTTCAAGATATGATATTCGATGATGAGCTACTAGGCCCTAATGTACTAGAAAGCACTTTGAAGAAAGCCGAAAATTGGCTATATGTATTGGCTAAAAAGTTAGGTGTGCAAGAGAGCGATGTAATTCGCTCTTTTGTTGTAGATGAACTCGTAACATTGTATTGCTACCGAGAAACCTGCTCCAATAAAGCCGCCTCATTAACTGGGCAATACAGCAGAAACGGCCAAGATGATGATTACTATTCTAAAAAGTTGAAGTATATCAACAATAGAATAGCGGTTTTAGAAAACCAAATCACAGCGGAACAGCTCACAGGGCAGCCGTCCAAGTATGCAGGGTATAGAAGTATTCCTCTATATCGAGGTGGCTAATATGTGGCTTGAATTATTGAATAAAATTAAATACGCAATCGAGAAAGCTGGGTTTGACGGACAAGTCAAACTCGGCTTTTTAGCGCCTCAAACAGCTGGGGTAGACTCGCTCGGAATGGTAATGCTAGGCCGAGGTGAGGCAACGCCTGCCGATGAGAATGTGCACAATATGCTCAAACAAGAGTTTTACATCGAGGTATGGACTAAATCAGATAGCCATGAGTTCGATGTAGCTTATGAGCAAATAGCAGATCTTGAAAGCAAGATAGAGGAAATCATCATTGCCTTTCGTGAGTTGTGCGGTGCACTTAATGAGGAATATTGCGTATTACAAGAAAGCGGCTATCAGATTATTGATATTCGCTGCACAAATAAAACAGATGATCACGACAGTATGAGGCCGTTTATCGGTACTCAATACCGATTTGAGGCTAAGCTGTATGACCTAAACAATAATCTAAATACTAAAGGGGGTATTTATTAATGGCTGAATTGTACAAACCAGCGGCGGTGGATATGCCAACCGCAGGCAAAAACTACCTATTATATTTGAATATCGGCACAAACGATAAAGCAGGCGCTAAATGGTTACTATTAGGCGGTCAACGCTCTGGCGACTTATCTCGTAAGGCTGACTCTATCGACGCCTCTCATAAGGGCTCTGGCGGTTGGAAATCTACTATTGCAGGCCTTAAAGAATGGAGCTTTGCGCTTGAAACATTGCTTATGCCTAAAGAGGAAAGTCTTACCTTGCTAGAAAAAGCTTTCTTGAATGGCGACAATGTCATGATCAAGTTTGAATATCCAGACAAAACATTCTTCACTGGCATTGCAAGCGTAACAGAGCTTTCTATCTCTACACCACACGACGGCGTGGCGACTTATAAAGGCTCTTTAAATGGCGTAGGCCCTCTCTCCGAATTGCAACCTGCGCCAGTAGGCTAATAGGTAGCCTTATATACCTGTAATTTTCCTAAATTAGCGCTAAAATAGGGAGTTTTAACTATGAAAAAAGTAAATTGTGATTTTTTTAAAAATGGCGAATATTTAATGTTCAATATGCAGCGCCTCATGGAGTTTGAGGCTGCTGTAGGGCAACCTATTGGGGAGCTCTTACAAATGAGCATTTGGCCAATCAATAGCATTATCACAGGTTATGCCATTGGTATGAAACAGCATAAACGCAACGCACAACAATATTATGAATTGTTTGACGAGCTACTTGCTGATGAAACCAAAGACATGAGCCTCTTATCATTACAAGCGCCACTTATGCAAGCGATCATTGCAAGTGGTGCTTTGGGTTCCAAAATGTACTATCAAATGTACCCAAACGAACTCACGCCAGATGATAAGTTAGCTATCGAAAACGAGGCCGAACAAGCAAAAAACTAGAGGGGGGCCAAAGCGCCCCCTCTTTTTCTTTATGGGTACGAAACGCCGAAGATATTGCGTATAGCGTGTTGGAGCTAAAGCCGTGGGAGTTTATGCGGCTACAGCCTATGGAGTATAGAAAGCTAGTCAGAGGGTATGAACGTAGGCAAAAGCTACAGGATACAAACCGAGCTTTCTGGGTTGCTAATATCATGAACACGCAGCTAGCCGAGCCAATCGAACCTAAGAAATTTATTGACATTCTATATCCGCCTACAGAGGCCGAAAAACGGCAAGCAGAGGCGGACTTTATCCGTGAATTTAGAGAGGCAGGGGGTGAGATATAGAAAATGGCAGATAGCAATATTAATGTTCGCATTAGCGCTGATAGTTCAGAGGCTACGGCGGCCGTCAATAAGGTTGCCAATACGATAAGCTCTGAACTACCCAAAAGCGTGGCAGAGGCGAGTAATAAAGTAGCCAAAGAGGCTGCTGGCATTCGTGCAGAAATAAAGTCTATTGTTGCTCAAATGAATAAGGGCTTGCAATTCGCTGGCGCTGTTACTGGCATAGGTCTAGTGGCTGACAAAATCAAAGATGTGGCAGTTGCAGCTACACAAACAGCCGACGAATTAACAAGCATTCGATCTCGAATTAACCTTATTAATGACGGATCACAAACTACCGCCGAGATCATGGACAAAATATATGGCGCAGCCAATCGCTCAAGAGGTAGCTATATAGACATGGCTGATAGCGTGGCAAAGCTCAATATGCTAGCAAAAGACGCTTTCAGCTCGAATGATGAGGCAATCGCCTTTGTGGAACAGCTGAATAAGCAATTTAAAATCTCGGGTGCTAGCGTGCAAGAGGCAAGCGCTGCGATGTACCAACTTACCCAAGCTATGGCGGCAGGGAAATTGCAGGGCGATGAGTTCCGTTCCATTATGGAGAATGCTCCGCTCTTAGCTCAATCTATTGCCAATGAAATGGGGTTATCCGTTGGACAATTAAAAGAAATGAGTTCGCAAGGCCTCATTACAGCCGACATAATCAAGAATGCACTACTCGGCAGCGCAGAGGAAACAAACGAGAAATTCGCCGAAATTCCTATGACATTCGCCGAGGTAGGCCAATCTATTCAAAACCAATTAATACAAGCCTTTCAGCCTGTACTTGAACAGATTTCTACTATTCCACAAAGTGGCGAGTTCCAAGCGTTAAGCGAGGGCGTAGGTGTGGCAATCAGAGGCATGGCGGCAACAGCACAAGGCTCTATAGGCTTAATTAGTGCAGCTTTTGCAGGCTTACGAATTGCTATATCGACGATCACGCAGACCGTAAGGAGCTTTGGCTCATTGTTTATTACTACTATGCCGAGAGTATCGGCAGCCATATTGGCTGTAGTGGTAGCATTTACCACTTACAGGGCAGCAGTTGCCTTATGTAATGCACAAACGGCAGCCCTTACCGTCAAAGTTGTGGCGTATAGAGTGGCAGAGGTAGCCTCGGCTACAGCCACGAAAGTACATGCGGCAGCTATGGTGGTATTAAGAGCTGCAATGGCAGGAACAGCAACAGTATCGGCGCTATTAACGGCTGTACTGGCTGGCGTAAGAGGCGCTTATCTTGCTGTTCGCAGTGGCGCATTAGCAGCAGCAGCGGCGCAGAGGGTTGTTAATCTCGTAATGAAAGCTAACCCTGTAGGGTTATTGATTTCTGTACTTGTAACATTGGTTACAGTATTTGCTACAGCGGCAGCCGCTGGCAACGGCTTTGGTAGCACTTTAAGCTCGGTATTCTCAACAATCGTTCATACTGCAGTTTGGGGCGTGAATAAGATCATTGAGGCCTTGAACTGGTTAATAGCCAAACTCAATAGCGTAGGTGATAAGGTAGCTAAATTTTTTGGCGGTACTTTCACAGCTATAGCGCAGGTAGACACTATCAGCGCCGACACAGCGCAAGACATTGTAAATACTGCTGGCGATATGGCCTCGCAAGTATTTAACGGTTTATCTGGCGGCGGTGATACTGGCCTCGATGTTGGCGGTGGCGGCGGTGGAGATTACGACACTAGCGGCGGCAAAGGTAAAAAAGGCAAAGGTGGCGGCGGAAAAGGTAGCAAAGGCAAAGACCTCGAAAAAGAGGCTAAGCAGATACATGAAAAGATCTTGCAATCATACCTTGAAATGCTCGGCAACAAGCAAGAGCTACTCGAATTAGAGTACAAGAAAGAGCTTGATGAGCTTGAAAAATCAAAGGCAGCTAATGCTAACTATCAAAAAGACCTCGAGTTATTGAACGCCGTATATGCTGAGAAACGCATTAAAGCTAAACAAGAGGAAATGACAAAGCTGCGAGAAATCGAGAATAACATTCGTGATATGCGAAAAGATCTTGAGTTAAATCTAGCAGTCAAAGATAGTACAGGCCAAGCCTCGCCTATGGTTCAATTCACAAAAGAATACACCGACGCAATCGACGCTATTGGCGATAAATGGGATAAATACGCCGATGATTTCGTTCAAATGGATAAAATGCAGCAACAGCATTTCATAGATACCTTGAAAGAGCGAGGTATTAAATTTGAAGAAGTCGAGGACGGACGTATCACATTTGAGCGCCAAAAGACTGAGGAATTGCTCGCAGTTCATCGAGATTATAGCGATAAATACCTAGAGTTACAGCGCACAATGGCCGAGGAAAAATGGAACATTGACGAGGCTATGCGCACACAGGACTTTGAGGCGTTGCAGTCGGCGCTTGACGCTGAATATGTGGCGACGCAACAAAGCTACGAACTACGCAAGGAGCTTTTAAACGAGTATCAACAGGCCGTAATGGATAGCCACTGGAACGGACAAGAGGCTATTTGGGAGAGTGCAAGCGCTGGCATTGATAAGTTGCAAGAGGGCATTTCTGGACTCTTACAAGGCACAATGAGCATTACGCAGGCTTTCCAAAATATGGGGAAGGCTATTTTAAAAACCATTAGCGATAGCGTGGCTCAATGGATCGCAGCACAAGTAAAGCAAGCTGTGCTAGGTAAAATGCTACAATCGCAACAAACAGCGGCAAGCGTGGCAGCGGCACAAGCTCAATTACCTGCATGGAGCTCACTCGCTCAACAAGTATCTATGGCGACATTCGGCGCAAGTGCGGCGGCTGGTTTAGCGGCTTGGAGTAGCAGCACAGCGGCAGGCGTAGCACAAGCAACAGCACTCGGCGCAGTTGGCAACTTTGGCGGCAGCTTTGGGGTTGCATTCAACGCTAACAGTATGCCAAAACTAGCAGAGGGCGGCCTTGCTTATGGTGCTACATTCGCCCAAATCGGCGAGGGTAAATATGATGAGGCTGTATTGCCTTTATCTGATACCGTATTCGACCGATTAGGCGAGGGCATTAATCGCTCTAATGGTGGCATGGGTTCAGGTGGCGGCATTACGCTCAACGTAAGCGCTATCGACGCCGAGAGCTTTGGCTCATTCCTCGAAACACGAGGCGGCAGGGCGTTGCGTCAATTCCTTGTAAATCAAGATAGAGAATTTATCGGAACAGAGGGGACATGGTAATATGGCCGAAATAATGAAATTTCCTAGTATTATTTCTTTGGCTTGGAAATCTACAAAGGCCCAGAAATGGGACACCAAGACAAAGACCTCTGGCTCTGGTAAGGTTCGCACTATGACTAACTGGAAATACCCTCAATATACTATCTCTACAGAGTTCGAGGTGCTGACACCAGCACAGTATAAAGAGTTAATGGGCTTTTACTCAAAAACTCGAGGGGGTACAGTTCCATTTTTGTGGCTAGATCCAGAGGACAACCAAGAGAAAGGTATTCAACTCGGTACTGGCTCAATGGGTTCATGGCAAGCCGTGCGAAAGTTCGGCGATTTCCTAGAGCCTGTATATCACGTTGAAAACTTAACATTATACGCTGACGGCTCACCTATTCGAGCTGTTAGCGATAAAGGTGTAATCAAGCTAGCAGCAGGCCAAACAGTTGAGCCGAATGCAGTTATTACCGCCGATTATACCTATTATTGGTTCGTAAGGTTTAGAGGCGATATGACAGCCGAGTATATTTTTACAAATGTATATAAATCTAAATCATTCAAATTAGTAACAACTCGATAGGGGGCGCAATTATGAAAGAGGTAAATGAGGTATTGCGAAATCACCTCAATAATGACAAGTATTTCATGAGCTGCGACCTTTACGAGTTGCGCTTGCGTAGTGGCGTTACTTACTACTGGGCAGATAGCGACGCCGATGTATCCTATAACGGCCAAATCTACAAAAGCGACGGCCCTATTATCGTAAGGGACAAGATAACCACTAATAGTAGCGTAAGCGTTGATAAAATGACGGTTAGCATATCCACAAATGAGCAAGATAAAATAGGTGGCGTTCCTATTATGGCGGTAGCTCACAATGGTGGCTTTGACGGCGCTCAAATGACGCTGAAACGAGCTTTCTTTGATGATAACTACACCATTATAGGCGCTGTTGGTTTATTTACTGGTTTATGCGAGGTAACGCAAGGCGGCGGCCTTACCTTAAAGCTGAATGTTAAATCAATCGTGCAAAAGCTCAATATTGAATATCCAAATAGGCGGTATTATCCACAGTGCCCATTTAGCGTATATTCAAAAGAATGCGGCGTTGATATTAAACAATTTAGAAAGAGCGGTAAGGTAACAGCATTAGGCTCTGGCCCTAATTCCATACGAATTGACATACCATTTACAAATGGCTATTACACGGCTGGCGGCATAGATTGGATCACTGGCCCATTGGCAGGGCAATCAACACAGATATTACAAAGCATTGACGGCGTAATTCTGTATATGAGCGCTCTCGAGGTAAGCCCAAGAGTCGGAGACCAATTCTATATATATGCTGGCTGCAATAAAACACCTAGTGAATGTAAGAATAAATTCAATAACTGGAACAGAAACAGGGCTACCCCTTACGTTCCACTAAAGGAGAGCATAAGATGAATACTTTAACGACTGGCGAAAAGATAGCTAATGCTGCGATTGAGTGGCTAGGCACGCCTTACGCCAATAATTCAATGGTAAAAGGTGCTGGCGTCGATTGCTCTTATTTGTTGGTAGCCGCCTTAGTTGATAGCGGCTTAATGAAAGCCGATAGATTGCAGATAGAAAACTACTCAAATGAGTGGCATTTACACCACTCAGAAGAGAAATATCTTAAATACGTGCAACAAGTCGCCGATGAAGTAAAAGAGGGCTCTCCGCTTGAAATTGGCGATTTTTTACTATACCAATATGGCCGATGTATTTCTCACGGCGCTATATATATTGGTAAAGGGTTAGTAATTCATGCTTTCGTTGATTATGGCGTGATTATCTCGAAACTTGATGATGTACTCTTTTACGATAAGAAAGGCCGCTCACGTTTGAGGGCTGTGTATAGATATAGAGAGGAGCGTGAATAATGGGCTTTTTATTCCACAGAGGTAAGAATACAACTAGCAGAGCCGATTTAATCGCAGATTTTCAAATCAATACAGCCTCATATGGCGAGGTGGTTCCAGAGATACTCGGCACTACTCGAGTAAGTGGTAATATCATAGATTATGATGATTTCACAGCTCACGAGCATAAAAATACTACTAGAACTGGTAAAGGTGGCGGTGCAAAGCACACGAACATTACTTATACCTACTCTGTAGCGGCCGCTATTGCTCTATGCGAGGGCCCTATCGCTGGTATTGGTAAGGTATGGCGAGATAAGGAAATATATCAATATCCGAATGAAAAAATCGAACTTACCTTATTCAATGGCGAGGCTGCTCAAACTCCGTGGCCTTATATGTTATCTAAACACCCAGAGAAAGCGCTACCATATAGCGGACTGGCTTATATGGCTGGCGTGGTTGATTTGGGCGAGCGTGGCAGTTTACCGCAATATAATTTTGAGGTATACGGAAAGCTCAGAGATACAGGCGACGGTGTAGACGTGAACCCAGCTGACTATATCGAGCATGTGCTGCAATCAGTTGGGGCCGATGTACAAATTGAGGGTATTGAAAACTTTAGAGCCTACTGTAAGGCGGCTGATATATTAATCAGCACACCGCCAGAGCAAAAGAGCGCTAAAGCCCAGCAGATTATTAACGATATAGCCGAGATCACTAACAGCCTTGTATTCTGGAGTACTGACCGCCTTAAAATCGTACCTTTAGCAGATAAGCCAATAGGCACATGGACACCTGCGAACCAAATTCAATATGACTTAACGGCAGATGATTTTATCGCAGGTACAGACGGCCAGCTTATTTTGTATAAGCGAAAAGATACAAGCGAGGCTTATAACGAGGCTACAGTTGAGTTTATCAATCGTGCTAACAGCTACGAGAAAGAAACAGTATCTTTTGAGGTAGTGGCAGACGTACAAAGAAACGGCTTAAAACCTGCCTCAAAGAAAACTGCTCACTACTTATATACAAAGGCTAGGGCTCAATACTACGCTGAACAGCTCGCTATGAAACGCTTGTATGCTAAAACTCAATACACGTTTAGGCTTGATTGGGCGTTTTGTACTCTTGAGGTAGGCGATTTAGTAACGCTCACAGATGAGGCCTGCCAATTAAACAAGCAAATTGTTGTAATTACAGCAGTAAACGAGGCAGCCGACGGCCAGCTCGAATTTACAGCCGAGGGCAAGCCTGCTGGTACTTATGCGCCAGCTCGCTATGATGTGCACGAAAGCGAGCGGCCTTTCATTGATTACAACCAAGCAGCGCCAAGCGTCAACGATGTGGCGATATTCCAAACAGTTGGCGATGTAGGCGGTAATCAAGTATTTATAGGCGTAAATGCGCCAGCTGGTTGGGGTGGCTGCTCTGTGTGGCTATCTGACACCGACCAGAATTACAGCCGCATAGGATCCATTAGCCAACAGGCTCGCATGGGCCGCACTCGATTGGCATTCAATGAAACAGCGAACGTCTGCGAGGTTACGCTTAATCAAGGTATGCTCAAAGGCGGTACACATATAGACGCCGAGCGAGCGAATACGCTGTGTTGGGTGAATGGCGAGGCGTTGAGCTATGAGGGTGCTAATATGGGCCCTAATAATCAATTTTCATTGAGTGGCCTTGTACGTGGTCAATATGGAACTAATGCAACCAGTCATAATGCTGGCGAGCGGTTTATTCGTGTAGATGAGGCTCTTTTCCGTTATCCGTACAGAAAAGAGGATATAGGGAAAACAATATACCTCAAATTCACATCAATGAATATCTTCGGTACGAACGAGCAAGGACTCGACGAAGTACAGGCTTATCCGTACACTTTGACGCCTTATTTCATACCAGAGGTTACAGACCTCATTCTATATACGAAATACTATGAAATCACTAATAGGGTTAAGTCATTCGATGTGGTGGCGGAGTTTAATGTGCCACACATCAACAGCCTTGATACAGTTGAGGTATGGTATAGAGAGCCAAGTGGCCAATGGAAATATGGCGGCGCTGGTGAGGGGCAAGTTATTATAAGCGGCTGCGAATTAGGCCATACATACGAGGTTAAAGCCGTTGTAAAAGATACGCACGGGAACACCTCGCAGGGCGTTACTAAGAGTATTACTGTAGAGCTAAAGAGTGAAATTCCGAACAAGCCTCTAGGTTTTTCTATTTCATTCAGCGATATGGCGCATTTTAATTGGCTCGAGGTTAGAAATGCCGATGTAGATTATTACGAGTTAAGGCTAGATTTAAACGCTGGCCAAAATGACGGCTTAATCGGCCGTAGTAATAACACCACATACAGCGGAACGCTACGCAATCGGACTGGTAAGGTATACTTGTATGCTCATAACCCAGCTAAAGGCTATGGGGCACCTGCTGAATTAACCTATAATGTACCGCAACCTAAGCAGCCTACAAACCTAAGAGCAACAGCCAATATCAATGGTATAGGCGTTACATTCGAGGCTATTCCTGCGAGCTGTAAGGGCGCTAATGTGTATGTAGATAGTAAGGTATATTTCACTACTACAAACGCTTTAAGCATTCCTTTAGAGGCTGGTGTCTACAATGTAAAAGTATCTTACGTTGATATATTCGGCGAGGGCCCTACTACAGAGGCTGTGAGCGTGGCGGTTAAAGCTAAAATTGATAAAGAGCTACTCGACATGGAGAGCCTCGGCCTATCCGATATGGATAAGGCTATTAAGGCTTTAAATAATGAAGTCGGCACAGTCAAGACTAGCGTTAATGGGTTTGAAAACAAACTCATCGACCAAGCGAGTGCATTCCAACGCTCATTGAGTGATTTAAACAAACATGTAAGCTCTCAAATCACTCAAATATCCAACGGCATTGAGCTTAAAGTAACGAATGCACTAGGAGCGCTAGACGGCAAAGAGCTCATAAGCCGAATTAACTTAACCCCAGCAGGCACACGCATAGACGGCAAGTTATTGCACGTTACTGGACAAGCATTATTTGATGATAATATCATCACCAATAAAATGCTGCAGGCCGACAGCGTGAATGCAAGAAACATAAAAGTTGATAACCTAGCAACTATATCAATCAATACAGGCGACCTAACAGGTGGCTCTATTACAGGTGGCACATTCAAAAATAGTACTGGTACATTCGAAATAGATCGCAACGGCAATATTAATGGTGCTAACATCACAGGCTCACGAATTGACGCTGCCTCAATATTCCAATCTGGCTATAAGATTAAGAATATTGACGTTCAAGTGTATAAGGTTAAGCATGGCGATTGGTGCCCTATTCCTAATGGGTTTACAGAGGCGCAATGTACTTTTGTGCCAGTCGGATATATACAGACTGAAAGTTATTGTAATTCCAGTAATAGCGGAAGGCCTTATATTCCACAACTTACAGATGATGGGTCTAGAAAAGCTCTTGAACGTATCTCTATGGATAAATTTAATCAGCAAAAAGCTCGCTGGACTGGTAGTTGTGATATATATTTCAGAACCAACCGCACACATAAGGTTAATATCGGCATTAAAGGTAAGCGAAAAGCGGTTGTTGAGAGCCGCTATTTAGATATGTCTACATCTGGTAGCGAAGGCAGCGTGCAAGGCTTTAAAGACGTGGAAACATATTCATATGGCGAGCTGTTTATATTAGTGATCGCTAAGCAATAATAGGGGGTGAATTATGGTAAAACACGATTTCACTATCCATGCTGGACATGATTTCAATATCACGTATCAAGTGCCAGAGGGTAGCGACATGAACCTCTCAAGATATAAAGGCGTATGCAAGATACGAAAGAGGCCTAATGAGGCTGTAGTATTTGATCTGGATGCGACAATCGAAGAAAAGAGCGTAACATTCTCGCTCGCTGGCGATATATCAGCAGCAAAGCAGTTGCAGACTAAAGACTTTGTATATGACGCTTTTATTTATAACGATAGCGAGCATATCAAAATTGGATATGGCAAAATTACACTTATTCAAGATATTTCTATGCATAATTAGGGGGTACATATGGCAGATAACACGCTAACAGTAAAATTTGATAACGAAACAGCTTTGCCTTTGCTTGAAAAAATGGGTAAAGATATTATTTTACCTATCGTTGAGGGGGCAGGCAAAAGTGCATATGCAATCGCAGTAGCACATGGCTATACTGGCACAGAAAGCGAATGGCTCGAAACTTTAAGAGGCCCTAAAGGGGAAAAGGGCGAGGACGGCCAACGTGGTGAGAGAGGCGAACGAGGGGAGCAAGGTCAAAGAGGGCCTAAGGGCGAGGCAGGTAGTGCAGAAAAATCAGCTCAATTCTTAAAAGAGCATAATATCTGGCTCGAAGATACGAACGTAGATACAGTGCTTATGAAACTTATTGAGCTTTCTGGCTGTCATAATAATTTCACTCCTAAATCTCTTAACTTTATCCAGCCAAAAGAGGGGGCTACTTATATTGACTTCACAGGCGAGCCGCACTACAAAATAGCTATCAATAATGGCGAAAAACGAGAATTCCAGTCCGACAATATGCGAGTGGCTATTGATGAAAGCATGAAAGGCAATGTAAGAGTTGACTACTACGATTTAATGGATCGCTTAGTTACAACTCACGTCATTGAATTGGTTAAACCTACCGTACAAGGGCCAGACCTTGGCGAATTTGTAAGAGATGTTCAGTTGAATTCAGATTCAACAGATTACGAATTAAGCGGTATAGGGAAAGTATATGCCAAAGGCGTGCAATTAATCCCTACTAAATTCGCCGCTCCGTACGCTAGAGAGCTATCTAGTTTATTGAGTGATATGGTAGGACAAGCTACAACAAATACATTTGTTAATATTGTTGAGGTCGATTTTACCAAAGTATCTAATATCGACAAAACAAAGGGTGTTATCCTTGATAATGTTGATTTAACTAGGTTCAAAGCCAAAGAGATTATCACGTTAAAAGTCAATAAATCACAGGTTATGACACAGGGAGCGGGGCCATTCAATCCAGATACTATCGGACAATCTGACACTATCACATTAACAAACTCGAGCATTCGTCAGCATAAAGTACAAATCAACAATTCGGAACTTACCGAATTGGAAGCTGATAAAAAATACACTTATAACTTCTCTACTGACACAATCAATAAAGTTGATTAATTATTAATGATGTAAGGGGTATTTAATGCAAGAATTAACAAATTTCATGAGCGAGGCATGGCGAACTCTTACAGAGTCATTTGCCATGAAAGCCTTACTCGCAGTAATGGCAGAGGTTGGCATATATATGCTAGGGCTTAAACACGTGCAAGTGCTAGGGATATTCATTATACTGGTGTTTCTAGACCTTATCACTAAATGGGCCTCTATTAGCTATCAAATGTTACTTGATTTAGGAGCTAGCCCAGAGAATATTAGCGGTTCCGACAAATATTTAGCCATTCCAGCGGCTTGGGGTAAAGGGTTAATATCTTCTAAACATATGAGAAAGCCTTTTGTTACAAAAGTATTAACGTATTGCTTAGCTACTGCTGCAGCATGGTGCTTTGACTTCATGGCTGGAAACTATGCTTTCGCTGTTAATCTAGTATGGCTGTATCTTGGCTCTGTTGAGTTTTTGAGTATTCTCGAGAATATGCGAGACGGTGGCAACAGCACAGTAACAGGGCTATTGGATATAGTACACAATAAAATTGATATGATTCTAAAAAAATAATTAGTCATTGGCTGCATTCGTAAAGGGTGCAGCCTTTTATAATTGGGGGGTAAAAACTATGAAAATTGGCGAATATTTCGACGATTACGAATTTGCTTGTCATTGTGAACGTCATGCGGTTGATGAAAACGGCCATAATGTGCTGGATCATATCATCGACAAGCGACTTGTAGACGTATTAGACAAAATTCGTGAACGCTTGGGCGTTCCTATTACCGTTAATAGTGGCTATCGCTGCCCAGAGCATAATGCCGAGGTTGGTGGCGTTCCTAATTCCTATCACACGCAAGGCGTGGCTGCGGATATAACCTATGATGGGATAGACGTAGACTATCTCGCACAGGTGGCCGAGGAATGCGGAGCTGACGGCATAGGTAAATATTACTATCAAGACTTCGTTCATGTTGACGTGCGAGGTTATGAGGCTCGCTGGAGTGATATGGACTAAATAGGGGGTTATCATGTATGAAAAAATTAAAACATACCTCGAAACGATTAAATCTAAGGTTACTATGCAGCGCCTTATTGCTGGTGCTATTTGTGTGCTTTTCCTCTATGGCATTGGCAGCCTCGCAAGAGGTTACTTCACAGCCAGAGCCAACTATCACCGTGCCATTGAGCGATTGGAACAGACTCAAAGGGCACTTGATGACAGCCGACGCCTCAATCGAGAACTCAACAAACTCATTGAAACAAGCCGACAGCTTAACAATGACGCAGGCGACAGAATTAAAAGAATTGAGGGTTATCAACAGCGAGAGAACGCAAGCATTGAGCGAATTGAAAGCAATCAACGAGAAACAGGGGCAAGAATTAGCGAAAGCCTCGAACAAAATAACAGAGCAAGAGGAGAGATTAAATCAAGCCTCGAGCTCATTAGACGAATTGAGGAACGAAATTAAGAACAATAGGAGAACAGAGCAACGCTTGCGGCGTCAACGTGATACATGGGCCGCTGGTGGTGTGATTGGTTTTCTAATTGGCGCAGCTGGCGCTATTCGATGAAATCGAGGTGATCCGATTATCTTCCTACTATGTGAGGGTGGACACATAGCTCTGTGTTATTGATGATTGGTAAATAAAATAGGCCTATCGTGATTAGTAGATACTAGCACGATAGGCCTTATTTTTCGTTTATAGAGCTTTTCTTTATGCTGAATACATTGTATTATAACTAATATATCTTATATAATACATTATATAGTTTAAACGCCAAAAGGCACTATTAAAGTAATAGGGTAGGCGGTAGCGTTAATATAAAAGTGGTTCGCTTTATTGTAGGTATTGCCCACCAATACTTTGAAATGCGAACCAGTAGCGCATTGATTATTAAATGCTGGTAATTCATTCTTATAATTGAATACGATTTCAACCCTATCACTATAGATAGTTACGCTCTTGATAAATGTATCGAGAATACGAGAGCGGCCTGCTTTGGTGGTAGGGTTTTCTTTTGCCATTCTCTCAAGAAAATACTCGATATGATCCGCTGTAAATTTTATAGGCATAATGGCGCTCTCATGGTTCGCTTTTTGCTCTAATAGGTTATTTCGTTCATTCTCGAGGTTTTCTATTTCGCCTTTTAGGCGTTCCGTAATAAAACCTTGCTTAATTGCACTCATGCAATTATCTAATTCTGTATCAATAGCCTTAATTTTATTATTTATGCCCTGTATGGCCGTTTTAGCCTCTTGGGTAGTATTGCTATAGCCAGACATAACTAAATCGACTATACGAGCGATATTTGAGGGCTGATTTAGAATTTCAAGCGTTCTATTAATAACTAAATCCTCTAATTCATCACGGCGGATATTTGGGGCTGTGCAAGTGTGATATTTACGGCGATTAGTGCATACGTAATAATGGTGCTTTTCTTTGTTGCGTGATGTAGCTGTAGAGCCTGCGTAGTGGCCGCCACATTCACCACAAATGAGCTTGCCGCAGAGATTATACATTTCAGAGCGTCGGCCTTTATTCTTAATTCGTGTAGGCATAATAGTTTGTACCTCGTCAAACATCTTTTGAGATATAATAGGCGGCACAGCGTTTTCAATGCGAACATCTCCCCAGCTATACACGCCTATATATTTCTCATTAGACAGGATATTTTTAATTACACTCGGCGAAATCTTGCGGCCTTTCTTAGTGAGATAACCCTTACTGTGCAAAATATCGCTAATTTTGGCTATAGAGTGCTGTTTGAGATATAAGTCATATATTAACCTTACCGCCTTAGCCTCGTGAGCATTCACGGTCAAATGGTGGCTTTCTGTTAGATCGTAGCCAAGCGGAATAGCAGCGCCGTTCATTTTCCCTTTTAGTGCGTTTTCAGTCATGCCACGTTTAACTTTTTGAGATAGCTCAACGCTGTAATATTCAGCCATACCCTCGAGCATACTTTCTAAGATAATACCTGCAGGCTCATTGGTAATATGTTCCTTTGCGCTTAATACTCTAACGCCATTACGGCGTAATATGCCTTTATATTTTGCGCTATCCTCACGGCTGCGGCTGAACCTATCAAGCTGATATACTATGACATAATTAAATGATTGATTGGCACTATCACGGATCATTTGCAAGAACTCAGGGCGGTTATCGGTGCGAGCGGAGAGGGCTCTATCTGTGTATATTTTAGTAATAAGAATACCCTCACGTTGAGCATATTCGGTGCACTCTCTTATTTGTCCCTCGATTGACTCATCTCGTTGTTTATCAGATGAATAACGAGCGTATATAACCCCTGTTTGTAAATCTTTATTATTTGTCATTGTGTGATGTTCCTTTCAATGGTATAATCTTATCAAGAAGTAAAGATGTGATAACCATAACCGCCGAAGTTTATGCTCGGCGGTTTTTGGTTTTAGGTATAAATAAAGCCCCTTAATAGGGGCTCTTTTTTTATTTGGCTGCTGGCGGTGTAAACTTGCCTATGCGTTGGGCGTTGCCTAGCGCTATCATAGCCTCTAAATAACCATATGTATTTTGCTGCAATTCGACTCTTTTGGGTGGCTTATGGCTAGATTGTTTTAATACTTTACCATTTCGGCCGTCTATAAGGTTTGTTTCTGTTAGCTCTAATACAATACTAGGGCTATTGAAATCATATTTATAGTGTTTTACAAACTCTGTAATAATGAAATTCTTATAAACAGGCATATAGCTATATATTGGCGTTATGATCTCGAGCGTATTGTTACCTGTATTTATAACTTGTACATCAATAGGCATAAGCTGCTTTTCATTCATCGCATTAGGTAACTCTATATAGCTATTATAATTGGCCAATTCTGGCAAAGTGATAGCTTGCGCTGGCATAATAGATAAAACCAATAACGCTGTAATGATAAGTTTCTTCATGATTTTACCCCTTTTAATTAATATAACACCCTGTACTCTCAAATATTTTCAACAGCTCCACCGTGTCGGTAAAAGTAAGCTCCCGTTCATTTTTGATTGAGTCAATCATCATTGGCAAGTTTCGCAAGCAGGTATGCGCTACTAATAAAAAAGCGAATTTATTTGCTTGATATTCTTTTTCTTTTTTATCCATATCTGTCAATAGGTCAATATCAAATAAGTTATATCCGCCTTTATGCAATATAACATGACCTAATTCATGCGCTAACGCCAC